CTGGACGAAGCAAAAGAAACATTAGGCGCAGCACTTCTGCCTACCCTAGAAGATTTATTCACCACGCTGACGACTAAAGTCATTCCAGCGGTTCAGAAGTTCCTAGAAGAAAATGGCGACAAACTTGTCGCAGCATTCCAAGCAGCAATCAAAGCCGTTGTCGGTTTTGGATTTGTGGTCTTCAAAGTTTTCTCATTCGTTTCTAAAAATAAAACAGTATTCACAGCACTCGGTGCAATCTTCGCCGCTACATTTGTAGCAGGCAAAGTCATTGCATTTGTTACAGCGATACAAGGACTGGTCAAAGCATACAAAGCGATTAGAGCAGCAGCACTCGGCGCGGCGGCGGCACAGGCAGCTGCAACCGGCGGAATATCCGTAGCAGCAGCCGTAGCCGGAGTCGCAGCCTTCACAGCAACGCTCGGCGGTCTTTATGTTGCCGTCAAGGGCGCAAACAGCGCAATGGATGGGCTGGAACAAACCGGCGAAGAATTAGAGTTCTCATTCGACGGTTTAAATGACAAGACCGATGACTTCCTGACAAACCTCAAAGGCCTCAATGTTGATCTTGGAAAGAATACAAAAAAGACGAAAGAACAAATTGCAGCAGATTTATTGCTCGCAAAATCAAAAGCAACTCTTGCAGCTCTGGCAAAATTAGGCGTAAAGCCAAGAACAGAGCAAGATCCGATTCAACTTGAAGCAGCACGCCTAAACCTTCTCAAGCAAAATAACCTAGAAGAACAGCGCAGACTTGCAGCGATCATGGAAAACATGAATGCGCAACTGATGGCAAACCAGGCGATTCAACGATACGTGGATCTGCTCGCGGTGGTTGCCGATCAGGAAATTTCACCAGAAGAAGTAATCCTTCTAGCTCTTAAATGGGGGATAAGCAAAGAAGCCGTCGTCGCTTATACGACTGCTATCTTTGCAGTAAATGATGCAAAACTTTCGACAGAAGAAATCGACCTGCTTGCAAAGCAATGGGGAGTAACAAAGCAACAAGCAGAGATGTACCTGGACTTCTTTAAATATATCAACGACGGAAAACTAGATCAATCTGAAGTAAACGCTTTGATGGAAAAATGGAAACTGACTAGCGCAGAAGTAACAGCTTACGCAAAGAAGATCGCAGACGGCGTAACTCCATCTGACATCTGGCCTACACCCGGCAACCAAGCAGCAAAGTCTTGGCGCGATGCGCTCGCAGCTCTAAACGCCTATCTTGCAGCCGCCGGAGTCGCACTTATACCAACACCAACACCAACACCAGGCGGTGGGGGTGGGGGCGGCGGTGGGGGTGGGGGCGGCGGTGGCGGCGGTGGGGGCTTCCAAGTTATGGGCAAAGCAGCAATTGAAGCATTGACGTCAGCAGAAGCAGAGAAAATTCTAGAATCAATGCCATCTAGCGTTGCAACGACGCTAACCCCGGCACAGATTTCTGGAAACCGTTATGCAGCTCAGGGAGCAGCGCAATATCAGAAGATGATCGATGCGATCACGCTAACCGATCCGGTAGCACAGACATCCCTGCAATCAGGACTAGCAGGCGGCGCATCATTGAGCGCAGCACTTTCAGGATCACGATACGCAGCTCAGGCAGCAGCCCAATACGGATCAGGAACGACCGTCAATGTGACAGTTCAAGGAAGCGTCACATCCGAAAACGATCTGGTTACATCCATTCGCAACGGATTGCTTCAAGGACAAAATAACGGCCAGGCAATTCTCAAATCAGCGGTGGCAATCTAATGACAATGCCAACGCTCGGCGTTGCCGTCGATTTTGCCAACGGCCCGGCCTTTGGCAATCCGCTTATTCTTGGAGACGCATCAACGCCATTAGGCACAGGCATCCTGGCAGATACGCCTTCAGACGTTGTCGACGTTTCTAACATCACGCTTCGAGCTTCAATTCGCAGAGGAAGAAACAGAATCCTCAACAAATTCGAAGCAGGAAGCGCAACGATCGTTCTTGAAGATCAGAACGGCGACTGGGTACCTTCGAATCCAGTATCTCCTTATTACGGAAAACTTCTACCACTTCGCAAAATTAGAATATGGGCAGATTACAATTCAGTCCGCTATTACCTTTATTCTGGCTACATTACGAGCTACGACACAAACTTCAGCATTGGATTGGATGACCTTTCAACCGTTACCCTGCAATGCGTGGACGCCTTCCGCTTGTTTTCTAACGTGGCAATTTCAACCGTTGCAGGCACTTCAGCAGGGCAGACAACAGGGGCGCGGATGGAAAACCTGCTCGACGTTGCAGCCTTTCCACTTTCTCAGCGTGCGATTGACACAGGAGACAGCACCGTCCAGGCGGATCCAGGAACCGAGCGCGACCTATTGAACGCACTTCAAACAATAGAAAACAGCGAGTTCGGTGGCTTTTACATTGATCCAGAAGGCAATGCCACATTTCTATCACGCAATACCGTGGCACAAAAGGCAGATCAGACAGCTACGAATTTCTCAGACGACGGAACAGCAATCTCTTACCAGGCGATCGATTTCGCCTACGACGACACCCTGATCTTTAACGACGTGACCGTTAACCGGGTGGGCGGCACAGCTCAAACGGTTCAGGACACCAGTAGCATTGAAACCTACTTCATCCATTCCGGAAAGCGCGAAGGCCTGCTGATTCAAACAGATGCCGAATCTTTAGATCAGGCAGCGATGATTCTTCAATCGCGCAAAGATGCAATCTTCCGAATCGATTCCATTGGGCTTAACCTGGCAGACGACACCGAAACTGCCAGGATCGTGGCAGGGCTAAGTTTAGACATTTTCGATTTGGTTAACATTACAAAGACGACCCCGGGCAGCACTTCTGTTACGCTTGAGTTATTCGTACAAGGAGTGCAACAGGACATAACGACCAACACATGGACAACCAGATTGTTCACAGCAGAACCTATAATTCAAGCATTTATCTTAGACTCGACAACTCAAGGAATATTGGATGGCGCAAACTCTGTGCTTTCCTACTGATTAAGGAGCAACAATGGCAAAGCAGACATTTACTACCGGTCAAGTTCTGACCGCAGCGCAAATGACATCGCTGCAACAAACTGCGATGTTAGGCGGAGCTGCAAGCGCAAAGACTGCTTCTTATGTGCTTGTTGCAGCTGATGCCGGTGACGCAATCACAATGAGCAATGCAGGAGCAACCACGATCACTGCAAACACAGGCTTGTTTGCCACAGGCGACATTGTGACGATCATCAATATTGGAGCAGGCGCCTGCACGATTACAGCAGGAACGGCAACAGTTACGACTTCAGGATCCCTTGTTCTGGCTCAAAATCAAGGTGGCGTTCTTCGTTTTACAAGTCCAAGTGCTGCGATTTTCTTACAGTTTGCAACGCCAGCATCAGGAGATATTGAAGGAGTTACAGCCGGCACAGGAATTTCAGGTGGTGGCACTTCAGGAACCGTCACCATAACCAACTCAATGGCGACTGCTATTGATGCGAAGGGTGATTTGATTGCCGGTACCGGTGCCGATGCTTTCAGTCGTCTCGCAATTGGCGCAAATGACACAGTCTTGACAGCAGACTCAGCCGAAGCAACCGGATTAAAATGGGCAACGCCCGCCGCGGCTTCTTTTATAGGTGCAAGAGTTTGTAGAAACTCTAATCAATCGCTTTCTAATGCTACTGAAACTGTTATTACTTGGACAGTAGAAAGTTTTGATACGCATGGTTTTTATACATCTTCGCCAAATCCAAGTAGATTAACAATTCCAAGCGGCTACGGCGGTTATTATTTATGTATATCTCAATTACACTACGGCTCTAGTGTTAATGGATTTAGAACTAATACTATTTATGTAAATGGAAGTACCTCTATGGCACAAACTGAAATCGGTACAAGCTCAAGAGGATCATCCGTATATGCAATAGATATTATTAATTTAGCGGCGGCAGATTATTTAGAAATTCGCGGTTATCAAGATAGCGGCGGCTCTCTAAATGTTATCGGCGACTCTAGTAATGATTATACATATTTTACAATACAAAAGGTAGGATAAAATGATTAAATTTGACAAACCAACTAATCTTAATGGTGCCGAATTACTTACAGAATTAAATTCTAACGGCGTAGCAATTAGTGTCCCGCCCTTTATCGACGGTAACGGTTTTTTTTGGCTCGATGTCATAGAAACCGACATAGAAAAAACTAAATCCATTGTTGAGCAACACAATGGCACGATCGCGGTATTGGATAAATCTTTAGAAAGAGCCGCTTTGCTTACAAAATTGGGCATAACTGAGGATGAGGCGCGTCTCTTACTGTCATAATGGAGACAAGCTATAACGGCTAACCAGCCAATTCAGACTATCAACGCTATCTAAACCCAGAAGCGGAACAATCCACACCGATTCTGACCGGCGAATAAGATTCAATAGGAGTCACAATGGCAATCTCAACCCGGCAAGTCACCGTAACCACAGCAGCAACGGCCCTCGTTGACGCGACGCAAGAAGCAGAGATGGTTTATCTTCACAGTTCAAGCGGCACATGCTTTTTGGGCAATTCAGATGTAACCTCAAGCGACGGATACAAAATGGATAACGGCGACAAGATTACGATCGATAACAAAGCAAACGGAATCTGGGCAATCACCAGCTCGGGAACCGTCACGATGCAAGTGATGGCAATCGGCAAATGACAGCCCCGGATTACGCAGCTCTGATCGTTTCCCTGATCACCATCGGCGCAGCCTTTATCGCGATGACCAGATGGCTGGTAAAGCATTATTTGACAGAGCTTAAGCCAAACGGCGGCAGCTCGATGAACGACCGCATGAGCAGGGTGGAAACCAGAGTAGACGAGATATATAGCCTGCTTCTAGAAAATAACAAATCTAAGAGGGGGAAAATGTGAATCAACGAGACAGGATGATCCAGATCGCTCAAGCAGAGATCGGATACATCGAAGGGCCAGCCGATAACCAGACGAAATACCAGAAGGCAAACCAAGCATGGTGCGGAGCCTTTGTGAACTGGGTGGCAAAGACAGCAGCCGTCAAGATCCCAAATTGCGTCTACACCCCGGCAGGGGCGGTCGCCTTTATGGACAAGAACAAATGGCAAGACGCAGCTACGGCAACGCCAGAGCCGGGCGATATCGTCTTCTTTGATTTCCCAGGCGACGCGCTCGACCGGATCAGTCATGTCGGGATCGTGATCAAGGATAACGGCGACGGAACCGTGACCACGATCGAAGGCAACACCAGCCCCGATAAGAAGGGCGATCAACGCAATGGCGGCGAAGTTTGCCGTAAGATCAGGGCCTACCAGAAGAAGAACCGGGGCAAACTCAAGCCATCATTGGCCGTAGCCATTGTCGGCTTTGGGAAACCAACCTACAAGGAGACAGAATGAACAAGCCAGCACTTGAAGCGATTATCAAGACATATCTACGAGCAGCAGCAGCTGCGGCAGTAGCTCTTTATTTAGCAGATCCAAACCAGCCAGCCAAGAATTACTTGGTGGCAGGCTTAGCAGCGATCGCAGGGCCAGTCCTTAAGGCGTTCGATGGCAAGGCAACCGAGTTCGGACGCGGAGCAAAGTAGTCGATGAATCGGGGGGAAATTCTTCAAGAAGCAGCTCGACTCACAGCCAAAGATCGCCAGAAGACATACGGCGATCCAACAGTCAACCATTGCAGAATTGCAGATTTATGGACGACATATCTAGGCCAGCAAATAACCCCACAGCAAGTGGCAATCTGCATGGCGCTCGTTAAAGTCGCACGATTGATGGAGACAGAGACAGAGGACTCCTTTGTGGACTTAGCGGCATACGCAGCGATCGCCGGCGAGATTGCGACAAGCAAATGAAGCAAATGATTATCCTCGTTCCAACTAGAGGACGCCCGAGCAACGCCGTCGAATTGCTCGCAGAGCATGAGAAACTTTCTACACATTCAGACATCCTCTTCATCATTGACGCAAACGATCCAGAGCACGACCAGTACGAATTCGAAGTAGGCGCTCACAAGTGCATGACGATTGAGAACGAAACCCGGGGCATGGCTTACCCGATCAACAAGGCAGCAAACGCCATCGTCAAAGAAAACAAATATCAATACTTCGCCTTCTTAGGCGATGACCACCGCCCACGCACAGCCGGGTGGGATGGCATTCTCATCCAGGCAATGCAACGGCGGCCGTCAATGGCTTACAGCAACG